TTGCTGCGCCGACTGCGCAGATGTTGTCGAGTTACAGCACCGTGTTCGTGCTGGATGTGTCGCCGTTTACACGGTATCGGACGAATGGCACGGCGCTGGTGCCAGAGGCGCAATACACCACCGACGCCTCCGGCAACATCACCGGGCTGGTGGGGGCGGGTGAGAATTTGCCTGTCAAGGAGTTGCGCACCAGCATGGCTCGCAACCGCATCGTCAAGCGTGGCAGCGATCTCATCAACACCACTATCAGCACCGGATGGACGCGCAGCGGCGCTGGTAATGTGTTTCGGGCGTCCAGCTTGTACAGCCGCCGCAGTTCGCACACGATGGAAATCGACATGACGAGCGCATCGGCGGATGCGACGCTTGAATGGTCGAACGCTACGGGCGTCGCGGCTGACCCGACCGACCAACTTCTATCGTTTGATGTTTATATTCCGGAAATCGTACAGGCAAATGTGGGTGGCGCGGTCGCCATGAACATCTTTGTCAGCAACGCGACCAGCTATGCAGCCCCCGGCACGCTGTGGGTGGTGAATAGCAACTATCTGCGGCAGGGCTGGAATCAGATCACGCTGTGCGGATTGGATGCTGATGGCGCGCTGGATGGAGTTCGGGGCACCGGAACCCTGCCTTATGGAATGAGCAAGGCCGGAGCAACTGGCGGTGCAGCCCCATTAGTTTGGTCGAACCCGATCAAGTTCATTCAGATTGTGTTCGCCCGCAGCTCTGTGAATCTGCGCAAGTTCTATCTGGACAGTCAAATCCGCATCCCCGCGAAAATCAAGCCGTTTGTGTGTGTCGGGTTTGATTCCAGCGGCTCATCGCTGACGGACGACGAGTTCACCGACAATACCGCGCCTTTCATGCAGTCGTTGGGCATTCCGTCCTACTTCACGATGACCCAAGTCTATGACGCGATTTACATGGGTACGCAGGATGACACCCGGCGACAGTCTTTGTACGGCACTTACAAGTGGGACGCGATCAACCACTCATGGAGCCACGGCGCAAGCGTTCCGGGCGTGTTGTACGCAAGCGGAAATTCGCTGGTTGTTAGCGGCACCGGGACGTTGGCGACGCTCACGGTGTCAAGCGCACACGGTTGGACGATTGGCACGCGCGTATTGATCGCTGTCTTTGGGGCGACCGGCGCATCTTCGACCAACGCAAACGGCGTGTTTGATGCGCTGGTAACGACAACCACGGCAGTGACCTACGTCATCGCAGGCGGCACTGACGGCACTGCGACCGGGACCGTGAAGGCCAGCACGTACCTGAATGACGTTTTCAACACTGTCGCAGTGACCAACCAGCCGATCATCCTGGGGGCCAGCAACGCACTGGCGGCGCTCAAACACGAGTTTGTAGACATCAATTATTACGGACGCATGAAGGGGTGGCTGCGTGGATCAAGGTTTATGGCCTACCCCAACAACAGCTATCCAGACATGCGAATTATGGAAACGGTCGCAGAATTGGCTGGCATCAAGCTGGCGCGAGGTCTTGCTGGCAGCACCGTGCGCGTAGGTGAATTTGGGGTGGACAACCCGCTTGCTCTTGGCTCGGTCGAGCTCAACAGCGGCAGCACTGGCAGCACCTACGCCAATATCGTCGATGCTGTTCAGGGAGCGATCAACCGAGGGCAGGGTATTTGCATCTTTGGGCACTATTTGCGAAATGAGGCGCTGGATGCCGTGGTCGATCCCGACAGTCCGCCCGGAAAGAACGGCAACCCGGCAGCACCAGGGCTGTCTACAGGGTTGTGGTGGTATCGCGTTACCTTTCGCAAGTTGATGACCTATCTGGCCACGCTGGAAGCGTCAGGCCAGCTTGATTTTGTCTCGGCTGACGACCTGGTTAACCAACTAGCGGATTGAACATCATGGAATGCACAGTACAAGTTCTCGCACCCATCGTGGTGAATGGAGCAATTGTCACCAGCGGCGAGGTGACGATTTCCGAAGCCGAAGCCGACGAGCATGATAAGGCGGGGCGCGTGGCGATCATCACTCGCAACGGCCAGTCCGAGCAGTGGGCCGGGTGCTGCGACAGTCACGTTATTGGATAACCGCGCAGGCCGGATGCCTGTAAACCCTCAAACGAGGATGACATGCAAGAGAACGAAACCGCAGTCGAAGAAATACCCGCACCCGTCGCGGAAGAACCCAAGACGGAAGCGCCGGTAGTCGAAGCGGTTGCAGAGGGCGAACAACCCGAAGTAGTCGAAGAAACGCCGGAGCAGCAGCAGAAGAAAGAGTTAAGCAAGAACCAAAGGCGCATCGCCAACGCCAACCGGCGCGCGGCTGAAGCGGCTGCGGAAGCAAAACTCTTGCGTGAACGAGTAGCGGCATTGGAAGCAGAACGCGCGCCAAAACCGGCAGAAGCACCGAGGCGGGAAGACTTTGCCGATGATGTTGCATACCTTGAAGCGCGGGCCGACCATGCCGCACGAAGGGCAGCAGCAGAGTCTCGAGAGGCTGATCGCAAGGAAAGCGAATGGCAGCAACGGCAGACAAAGCAGCAGGAAGAAGACGCAAAGGTTGCGGAGTCGTGGACGAAGCGGGAAGCCGTGTTCCAGGCGCACGCGAAGGATTACATCGACGTTGTTGAACCGTTCGTGCAGGAAGATTTGGGCCATTTCAGCGACGGAACGAAACGGCTGATTGTGGAGTCTGAGGTAGGGCCGCAACTGTTGTATCACCTTGCGACCCATCCAGAGGACGCCGAGCGCATCGCAGATTTGTCGCCAGTGCGGCAGATTGCGGAACTCGGCAAGTTGGAAGATCGGATGCAAAGGCCAGCCAAAGCAGTATCAAAAGCTCCGGCACCGATCAACCCCGTCAGCGCGGGGCGTAGTGGCGGCAAGGACGTTTCCAAGATGTCCGTAGCCGAATACAAGGCGTACCGGCAGAACAGCAGCGCCTGGATTCGGTAAGCAGTAGAGGACCCTCGCCGGGTGGACGCAACCCGGCAACCCGCCTCGCAGCGGAAGAAAAGAACAGCGACCTTTTCTCTAATTCTCTTGCGAGGCGATTGTGACCAATACTTTGCTTACCTGTTCGATTATCGCGAAGGCAGCCCTTCCGATTCTCGAAAACATGTTGTCTTTTTCCAAGAACGTCAACCGTGATTGGGAGGACGAATTCACCGGCAACATGGCTCGCGGCTATGCTCCCGGCCAGACCATCAACATCAAGCGCCCGCCGCGTTACACCTATCGCGCTGGCGCTGTCGCGGTGCCTCAGTCCACCGTCGAAACCAGCGTCCCGCTGACCCTTTCGCAGGGCGGTGTCGATCTCGGGTTTACCTCGCTGGAAAAGACGCTTTCGTTGACCAGGATGGAAGACAAGGTTGCTGCGGCCATCGCGCCGATCTGCAACGAAATCGACCGTCAAGGTTTGGCTTTGGCGCGCTTTTCCACCTTCAACGCGCTGAACCCGACCGGCGCTTTGCCAGCGACCCAACTCGCTGCCGTGCAAATCCTGACCGACGCCAATCGCCGACTGGATGAGATGGGCGCCCCGGTTCGTGACGGTCGCCGCAACATCATCACCGGACCCGGCCTCAACGGCTCGCTGGTTGCTGGCTTCTCGGGCCTGTTCAATCAGAGCGAGAAAATCAACGGCCAGTACCGCACCGGCTACATGCAGGACTCGTTCGGCCTGAAGCCTGGTATGGATCAGAACGTCGATACGCATACCAACGGTACGCAGGCTGTGGCTGGCGTGAACATCAGCGGCGCGAACCAGACCGGCTCAAGCATCACCATCGCGGCCCTGACCGGCACGATCACCCGGGGCACCGTGATTACTTTCCCCGGTTCTGGTGGAGCAAATACGGTTTTTGCCGTGAACCCGCAATCGCGGCAATCGACCGGCGTGGCAGCGCAGTTCGTGGTGACTGCTGATTGTGCGGTGGGCGCGACTTCCCTTCCGATCAGCCCGGCAATTGTGACTTCCGGTGCGTTCCAGAACGTCACGACCAGCCCGCAAAACGCGCAGCCGTTCTTGATCGTCGGCGCCGCCTCGACCGCCTACCAGTGCAACGTCGCATACCACCGCGATGCGTTCACCCTGGCGATGGCTCCCTTGTGGGCGCCGACCTCGGGCAAAGGCGTGATTGATGTTGCTCAGGAGTCCTACGAAGGCTTCACGATCAAGGTCACGACTTTCTACGACGGCATCAACGACAAGCCGATCACCCGCTTGGACGTTCTTTTCGGATGGGCTGCGACCTACCCGGAACTTGCGACCAAGATTTACAGCATTTAAGGAGCCGACATCATGGCCGTAACTCTTCTTCGCCCCTACGGGGGCTTTGCATCCGGCGCAACTGTCATGTTGCCCAACGACACCGAAGCGGCGCTTGTCGCTCAAGGTCTTGCTACTGCCGTTTCGACGGCTGGCCTTGCGGATTCCGTTGGCGGCGATCAGTCGCAAATCCAGTTCGTCAACCAGGGCGGCAACATTGCCCCGTTCCAAATCCCCGGACAGGGAACGCCGGTTGTGATGCAAGGTCCTTCGATCCTGCCGAACATCAGTCTCGGAACCGCCGCCCTGACTGCTGCCGGAACCTCGTCGGTTCATGTGGCCGGAACGATGAACATTAGCGAAATATTCGTCCCGCATTGGAACGTCTGGAAGGGCCTTTCGGTCCTGAATGGCACCGTTGTGGGCACGGACAACATGCTGGTTGCGCTCTACAACACCACCGGGCAACTGGTGGCGAACTCGGCGGTTGCCGGTACGCTGTCTGCTGGCGCTTCCACGTTCCAGGCGCGTGACTTCTTGTCGCCGGTTCTGCTGGCTCCGGGTCGTTACTTCTGCGGTGTTCAGTCCAACGGCACCACGGCTACGAGCAACAAGCTGGTTACCGCGAACGGCGTCAACGTGCTGACCACCACCGTGGCCGGTACGTTCGGCACCATTCCGGCGACCATCACTGTTCCCACCACGTTTACCACGGCGGTTGGTTGCGTCTGCCAGTTGTACACGGTGTAACGCAAAACGGGGCGGCGCTCACAAGGTGCCGCCCCATTTACAGGAGTAGCCATGTATCCAAAAGTCATGACCGCAGGACCGCACCAATCGGTTGTGGTGGCGAACGAGGAACAGGAACGCGCACTGCCTGCGGAGTACGGCGGGCTGGCGGCACTCGCAGAACCCGTCGCGGTTTCGGACTTGTCCAAGGAAGAACTGCAAGCGCTGTGTGACGAGCGCGGCATCGAATTCGATAAGCGGTGGGGCGTTGCCCGGCTGCTCGAAGCACTCGCGTGACTACCGCACTGGATATCATTCGCCGGGGATTGAACCTCACCAACGCGGTGGGCGTGGATCAAACGCTGACGGCATTGGAAACGAGCGACTGCCTTGCAAAGTTTAACGGGTTGATTGATTCGTGGAACGCCGATACGTTGGCGGTTTACAACACGAATTTCAAGACCTTCAACACGGTAGCGGGTCAATCCACGTACACCATCGGCCCTACGGGCACGTGGGTTACCTCGCGTCCTGCGTCGATTGTTTCGCCCGCGTTCTGTACCTATCAGGGTCTTGATTTCCCGATGTGGAGCATGACGCAGGAACAGTACAACACCATCAGCCTCAAGTCTCAGCAACAACAGATTGTTGAGCGGTTCCTTTACATCAACGACATTACAAACGGCATTGTTGTTTTGTGGCCCGTTCCCGCCGCTGTGATTACGATGTCGTTCAACTATCAAACATTGCTGGTGGGCCCTGCGACGGCTGCAACCGACATTGCGTTTCCGCCAGGATACGAAGAGGCTTTCGAGTACGGGTTAGCCGTGAGGCTTGCGCCTCTGTTCGGAAAAAGCGCATCGCAAGACGTTCAGCAGATGGCGCGGGAAACGTATGCGCAAGTCAAGAAGTCAAACCGCACTAGCCCGACCATGTTCTACGACTCGGCGCTGGTGACCCGCAACGCGGCCACTTGGCAGCGAGGGTATTGATGAGCCAGATTTCTCTGTTCGGACTCGGCCAGGCGGCGAAGTCGCCGTTTGTGACGGCCAAGCAGATGACGAATCTGTACGCCGAGGTGCGTCCGCAAGGGGAGAAGTCTGCGCTTGTCGCATACGGCACGCCGGGATTGTCCGCGCCGCTGGTGGACTTCGGTGCGACTCCGATCCGGGGCGGCAGGGAGTTTCCGTCGCTGTCGGTCTGCTACGTAGTACATCGCGGCGTGCTGTGGGAAGTCAACAATGCGGGAGTCGCAACGAACCGGGGAACGCTCCTAACCACCACCGGGCGCGTCTCGATGAGCGACAACGGCGTGCAGGTAATGATCGTGGACGGCACGTATGGCTACATCTACAACACCAGCACAAACGTATTCGCTCAAGTAACGGATGTGGATTTCCCTGCCAATCCGGTAACGGTGACTTACCTTGGCCGACGCTTTGTCTGTAACTTTCAGGGCTCGGGCCGTTTCTACTGTTCGGATGTGGATAACGGGCTTTCGTGGGATGCGCTCAACTTCGCCAGCGCCGAGACAAACCCGGATCCGATTCAAGCGGTCTGGACATCGAACGGCCAGCTCGCACTGCTTGGCACGTTCACAACTGAATACTGGGGCTTGTCCGGCGCCGTGGATTTCCCGTTCTCGCTCATCTCCGGCACGGCGACGGAATGGGGTTTGGCGGCTACATGGTCAATTGCCAAGTACGACAACACGATGGCCGCCTTGATGAAGAACGCGCAGGGCCAAGTGATCGTCGCCCGCATTCAAGGCTATGTCCCGCAGAAAATCAGCACGCCGGACATGGATTCGATCATCAACGGCTACACCAACACGGCAGACGCGACCGCCTACAGCTACATGCTGGGCGGGCATGCCATGTACGTCATCAGTTTCCCGTCTGCTGGCTATACGTGGATGTATGACGGCTCGACGGGTTTCTGGTCATCGCTCAAATCCTACGGGCTGACCCGGTATCGCGGCGAATTTGCGTTTCCCTTCCTCTCTGCAATTGTGGTTGCGGATTACAACGTCGGGCGTTTGTATCGTCTGAGTCCGACTGCGCAGACCGACAATGGCGACACGATAGAGCGCGAAGTCATCGGAGAGACAATCCGTGCGACGGATGGCGACTTCATCAACATCAACACCTTGCGTTTGGATTGCGAGGTTGGGCAAGGATTGACGAGCGGGCAGGGCAGCAACCCGCAGATTTCTTTGTCGATCAGCCGGGACAACGGCAAGACCTGGGGGCCGGATATGTGGAAAGACCTCGGGGCCATCGGTGAGTACAAGACCCGGGTGGAGTGGCGCAGGCTCGGAAGTCCTCGCGTGTTCACTCCCAAGATTCGCCTTACTGACCCCGTGCCGATCACGTTGGTATCGGCCTCTGTTAACCCGGTGACCTAATGGCGCTCTTGAATCAGCCTCCACAAGGCGCGGTCGTGAACCGGGACGGCACGGCCACGCCCGGGTGGAGTCCGTTCTTCTCGGCAATCTTTGCGCTGCTTACGGCGATGACGCAGAGCGGGACCACGGCGCAAAGACCGACCACTTTGCTCTGGACGGGGCGCATGTATTACGACACGACTCTTGGACTCCCTATTTTCTACCAGGGGCCGGGATGGGTTAAGGCAGACGGAACGGCAGCATAAGGAGCGAGACATGATTGATATGGCGACGGGCGCATCATTGCTACAAGCGGGCAGTTCGATCCTTGGCGGAATCATGGGATCAAACGCTGGCGGGCGGGCGTCTCAAGCGCAAATTGATGCCGCAAACATCGCCGCCGGAAATCAGGCTTGGGCAACCGAACAAGCGCAACGCGCATTCGCGCCCTATTCCAAGACCGGCGAGGTTGCAAACAAGCGTTTGTCGGTGCTTCTTGGCCTGGACAGAGGCGGCACTGCTGGCGGTGGAAAAGATTATCTGAACGCGCCCATGTCGCTTGAGCAGTTCATGGCGCAATACGACCAACCGCAAAATCGTAGCTGGTTCGGGCATGAGCAGTCCAACATCCGGCGAGGTTACGACCAATATCTGGCGGGATTGCCGACCGCCGACGCAGCGCCGGATGCGGAGTACGGATCGCTGACTCGTTTGTTTACCAACGATGATTTGAACGCTGATCCGGTGTATCAGTCAGGATTGCAATTCGGTCTTGATCAGGGCACGCGAGGCATCAACGAGCGAGCCATTGCCAACGGTGGATACGACAGCGGCGCCACGCTCAAAGCATTGACCCGGTTTGGAAATGATTACGGCAGCACAAAGGCGGGCGAGTCGTACAACCGATTTACCGGGCGGCAGAATCAGAAATACAACATGCTGTCCGGTCAGCAGGCGATGGGCATAAACGCAGCAAGCGGCAGCAGCAATGCCGCGATGGCAGGAACGGCGGCGCAAAACAATCTGATCACGGATGCGGCAAATGCCAGGGCCGCAGGGATCGTCGGTGGTGCCAATAGCATGGCGCAAGGTTTTGGAGGCATTGGGACGGCGATTCAGGGCTACCAGAACAATCAGATTCTCAATCGACTGCTCAATCGAGGCGGTGGGAGTGGTGGATACAACATGGCCGACGTAAGCGGAATGTTCTCGGGGATCTGAAATGCCCATCAATCCAAACATCATTCTTGGCATCAAGCCGATGCAGTTTCAAATGGCTGACCCGCTTGAGTCGGCCAGCAAGTCTCTTGCCCTACAAGGGTTAATGGGCCAGCGCGACATGCAGGAAATGCAGATGCGGCAGGCGCAGCAGGCGGAAGCCGATGACATGGCCACGCGGGACGCATTCCGTGCTGGCGGCGATCAGAAAGCGATCATTGACCGGCTGATGGGTGCGGGCCAGTACAAGCCTGCGCAAGCCTTGCAGAAGAACATGCTTGAAACGCGGGAGAAGGAAGGCGCGATCAACAAGACCCGCGCAGAAACGATGGGTAAGCTGCTTGGCTTCCAGAAAGAAAGCGCGGGCGCACTGATGGCAAACCCGACGCCGGAAAACGCGCTTGCGGCGGTCGATCAGTTTGAGCGCATGGCTACGTCTTTCGGCATGCCGGAACTGGGCCAGCAGGCCGCACAGCAACGCGCAGCCATCCAAGCGGCGGGCGGTGACCCCAACGCAATCCGCAGAATAGCGGCGGGGTGGTCATTGGCGGCAAAAGACTTGCTGCCGCAGTACAAAGAAATCAACGACGGCAAAACAACGCGCTTCGTGGATACCAATGCCATCTCCAATCCCGGGGCCGGAACGCAAACCATTGCCATGCTGACCACGCCGGGGCAGGATCAGGGGGATTTGCGGGCTAGGGAAATGGCGGCGGCTGCGCGAGCGCAGGCAGCGGCAACACGCGATCAGGCGGCGGCAACAAGGGAAGCAAACGCGGTCACTTATGACCCGGAACGCGGTGTGCTGGTCAATCGCGCAACGGGTGAGGCGCGACCGGCTATGCTGGGCGGGCAACCCATCGGAGAGAAAGACAAACCGCTGAACGATGCGCAAGCAAAAGCGCTTTTGTTCTCAAACCGCATGAGGGAATCCGACAAAATCATTACGGAACTTGCGGGCAAAGGCACGAATGTAAGTGTGCCAGGTTCTCGCTCTAACGTATTTGGCCCGGCCATAAATGCCATGTCGGCAGAAAGCCAACAAAGTCTTGACCAAGCAAAGCGCGACTTTATCAATGCCGTACTGCGCCGAGAGTCGGGCGCGGTGATTGCAGATTCTGAATTTGCCAATGCTGAAAAGCAATACTTTCCGCAAATTGGTGAGAGCGCAAAAATCATTGCTCAAAAAGCGGCAAACCGAAAAAATGCGCTTGACAGCATTACGCAAGAAGTACCGGAGAAAAAACGGGCGCCTGATCTTCGATTGCCTAATCGACCTGCCCAGATGGTGCCCGGCGCAAATAGGGCTGGACCTGTTGCGCAACCAAGCGGCGTCAAGTTCTTGGGGTTTGAATAATGCCGGTCGCCCGCTTCCAGATGCCAGACGGTCGCATAGGCCGTTTTGAGGTGCCCGAAGGAACGACGCCTGAACAGGCGCAATCAATGATTTCGCAATCGCTTGAGGCAGCGCCGCAACCTGCCCCAAAGCCCATGACCGTGCGGGACAAAATCCGCATGGCAGTCAGTGAGAACAACCCGACCGGCTCATTCCTTGACAACGTAGCCGCAGGCGCGGGTAAAACCCTATATGACATGGCGCGCGGTGCAGGCCAGCGCTTGCGCTCGGTGCTGCCACAGGGCGCAGCGGACTCGCTCGGCCTGCCTACGCAAGCGGACATTGACGAAGCCAAGGCGCGGGACGAAGCCTTGACAAGCACGGTAGGCGGCAAGGTAGGGCAAGTGGCAGGCGCGCTGCCTGTGGCTTTGATACCAGGCGCAAACACGCTAGCGGGCGCTACGGCTGTCGGGGCTGGCATGGGCGCGCTACAGCCTACGGCTGAGGATGAGTCCGTATTGCAGAACATGGCGATAGGCGGCGCGGCAGGCGCGGCGGGCAAGGTCATTGGCGATAAGGTTGCCGGGTATCTCGGGAACAAGCTGCGCGTTGACCAAGCAAAGGGCGCGGTACAGCAGGCGGCAAACGCCTCACGTGACGCTGATATGCAAGCTTTCCGGCAGGCTGGCCTTGTAGTTCCCCCTTCGCAAAGCCCAAATGCGGGTATTGCTACTCGGGCGCTTGAAGGCATGTCCAACAAGATCAACGTGCAGCAAACCGCCTCGGTGCGCAATGCGGAAGCCGTGAACAACGCGGCACGGCGGGCGCTTCGATTGCCGCCTGATGCGCCATTGAACGAAGCCACCATGCAGACCGTGAGACAGTCGGCTGCACCGGCATACCAGGCGCTTGAATCAATCCCGGCCATCAAAAGCGATGCGGCATTCACGCAGGGCATCCAAAGCCTTGCGCGGCAAAAACTTGGCGGCGTGACCAGCAATCCGGCAGACGCCAAGATCACGCAATTGATGGATGAACTCTCGACGCTATCGCAGGTTGACGGAAAAGCGTTGATTGCTGACATTAAGAACCTGCGTGAGTTGGCAAAGGCGAACTACAACGCCGCCAGCAAGACAGCCGATGTGGGCGCTGAAGCATTGGCCGCAGCACAAAGCAAGGCGGCGGCGATGCTTGAGGATTTGGCCGAACGCAACCTCAGGGCCAATAACGCACCGGCTGATGTGGTGAAAAACTTCCGCGAGGCGCGGCAATTGATTGCCAAATCGCACACGGTAGAGAACGCCATCCGCGAAGGAGCGGATAACGTATCTGCGCAGAAACTGGCGCAGGCATTGAATCGAGGCGCACCGCTGGAAGGTGATTTGCTGACGGCGGCGAAGTTTGGGAACAGGTTTAGCAAGGCAGCGCAGTCGCCAGAAACGATCGGCAGCGTGCCAATGTTCACCATGACGGACCTTGTGGCGGGCGCGGCTGGTGGCGCGGTCAATCCGGCGCTTGCTGCGCTTGCCCTGGCGCGTCCTGCGGCGCGGAATATCGCGCTATCTGGCCCGGTGCAAAACGCGCTTGCTCGTTCGTCCTACGGTCCCGGCGCGACTCAAGAACTGCTGACCAATGCGGCCAACAGTCCAATCCTGAAAGCCCTACTTTCCGCTGGCGCTCCGCAGGCGGTCCTTGCGAACGGGGGTAAGCAATAGGCGCTTGAAACGTGAATCGGGCAACTTTTGCACCGCAATGCGAGCGGGCAAGCAGATGCAGCCAAACACGAACAGAGCAACGAACGGCTTGACCAACATGGCAATCACGACTGTACCCATAGAGAAAGCATACCATGCCTACCGTTAACTGCTCCCCCTTCGGCCCGAAGCCGCAGATCGAACTTGCCGCAGGAACTCCGGCAGTCGGTTACAAGCTGTTTTTCTACGTGGCCGGATCGGTCAACACGAAGCAGACCACCTACACCGACAGCACCGGCACCGTGGCGAACACGAACCCGGTTGTGCTGAACTCGCTCGGCCAGCCGACTACCGAGCTGTGGTTCTCATCGGGGCTTTCGTACAAATGTGTCCTCGCCCCCTCGACCGACACCGACCCGCCGACCTCGCCTGTGTGGAGCGTGGACAATCTGCGGGGCATTAACGACACCAGCGTGACGATTGATCAGTGGGTATCCGGCCCGACGCCGACTTTCATCAACGCCACGCAATTTAGCCTGGTTGGCGATCAGACCTCAATCTTCCAAGTCGGGCGCAGGATCAAGGCGACGGTAACGGCGGGCACAGTGTACGGGCGCATCACGGTGTCTGCCTTTGCGGCGGTCACGACGGTGACGGTGGTGCTGGACTCTGGGACGCTTGACTCGGGCCTGTCGGCGGTCAGCTATGGGCTGCTGAGTGCCACCAATCCAAGCATACCGACCCTGACCATCACAGGCGGCACGTTGACGCAAAACACCGCTCGATTGCTTGGGCGCACAACCGCAGGCGTAGGCGCGGTTGAGGAAGTCAGCGCGGGCACTGGTTTGACGCTTTCTAGTGGGACGCTGGCCGTTGCGATTGCGCAATTACAACCCATCACCGCGTCCGTCGCAGCCAATGCCATCACAATCAGCGCGTCGGCGCTTACGCTGGATTTCCGCTCAACCACGCTGACTAACGGGGCTGTCACCACCGTATCGGGCACGCCAGCAAACCTGACCATTGCAGCGTCCGACAGTTTTGGGTTAGTGACGGCGGCGGGCAGTCAACGGATTGCCGTTCTTGCGATCAACAACGCGGGCACGATTGAACTCGCCGCTACCGCGCTTTCTGGTGGCGTGTCAATTGACGAGACCGGCGTCATAACAACGGTCACGGCGGCGACCACCGGCACGCAGATCAAATCAACCACCGCCCGCAGCAACGTGGCGTATCGCGTGATCGGGCTAATTGATGCGACGTTCACTACGGCTACGGGCTGGGGTTCGCTTGCGCTGGTGCAGGGCACGGGGGGAAACGCGGCAGAGTCCATGCAATCGCTTGGCTACGGGCAGACATGGCAGGCATTCACAAGCGGCAATCGGGTTAGCGGCACGACCTATTACAACAACACCGGCAAGCCGATCATGGTTGTAGTTTCCGCGAGCGGGACCAGTTCTGCCGTCACTCTTACCGTTGGCGGTGTTGTTGCGTCTAGTTATGCAAACGGCGCGGCAACGTCTGGGCAGTGGAACGCATCGGCAATTGTTCCTCCTGGCGCTTCGTATTCAGCGACGTACTCCCCTACGTTTCTCTCATGGTCTGAATTGAGGTGACACATGCTCGACTTCCTCACCGACGCAGTGAAATGGGTGTTTGGTTTGTTGATCGGGATGGGTGCCTGGATCATGCGAAAGATGGATTCAAAAATTGACGCAGCCGCGACCAAGGCCGATTTTGAGGCGCACCGCAAGGCGAACCAGGAGGAAATGCGAATGCTTGCCCACGAACTGAAAGCAAAGGCAGATGACGCAGAACTCGGGCGGCAGCGCGACAACATCACGCAGTTGTTTGCTCAGGACGCCTCGATCAGAAACGAGATGCACCAGAACCAGGTTTCCATCCTCTCGACGCTTAACACCATCGCAAGCCAAGTGGCGCACATTGCTGGGCGGATTGATAAATGAACTGGTATGCGCTCATCCCTCTGCTGATTTTGTTCAGCATCATCGCACGACTGCTTCGGATGGATAGCGCGGTGATCGATTGGAGCATGAAACTCGCCGTCCTGATCATCGCCATCCAGTTGGCGAGGCTTTCCTCCTACGCGGTGCAAGCATGATCCTGAGTCCCCATTTCACGCTGGCCGAGATGACCACCAGCCAATGGGCTGCTCGGGCTGGCGTTCCAAACGATCCCGGGCCGACAGAGATTGACAACCTCAAGCGCTTGGCGGCGACGATGGAATTGGTTCGATATTCGCTCGGCTGCCCGATCATCGTAACCAGCGGTTATCGGTCGCCGGAAGTCAACCGGAATGTCGGCGGCGCGGCAACGAGCATGCACTTGCAAGGGCTTGCGTGCGACTTCATCGCGCCGGGTTTCGGTACGCCGTATCAGGTTGCAAAAAAACTCATGGGCGTGGACGCGATCAAGTTTGACCAGTTGATCCACGAGTTCGGGCGCTGGGTGCATCTCGGGCTGGCGGTAT